AAAAGGGATACAAGTGTTCCGAGCATTTACATAAACATAAATGGAATGGTTTTTTTGTTGAGAGTGGTACTATGATTGTACGAGTCTGGCAAGACGGAGAACAGGATGGTCTTGTTGATGAAACAATACTAAACGCAGGAGACTTCTGTCAAGTAAAACCTGGAAAGATACATCAGTTTGAAGGTATCAGAGATGGTGTTGCGTTTGAACTTTATTGGGCAGAGTTTGCCCACGATGACATTGAGAGAAGAACTATAGGTTCTCCTATTTAACTTCAAATTCAGAGAAAGAAAATGAAGCACTAAAAGTTAGGTATGAAGTGTCACCTGTAGAATTAAAATTTATACCACTTAAACTTGTAGGTATACAATCTCTATATGTGATTTGTCTCACTGAGTTGTTATGACTCGAAAGGATAGATAAAGTTATATCAGAATGTGTTGGTATCGCAGTTCTTCTTAGTTCCGCAGAAACTTGACCTTGGTTTACACCACGTTGCATCCATTCAAACATTTCTCTGTAAGATGTCATGTCTTCATCAAGGAGAATAGAAAACTCTATGTCCCCGAATGATATTCTATCTCCTGGCATAGGTACACTTTCAAGGCGACGAACAGGGATACCAACTATGTTTGTGCTCATAGATGGATGACTAACAGATTGAACAAAGTACTCTAAGTTAGGATATCGTGTTCTATCAATACTAATGCGGAAACCCGTAGGTTGTAAGTAGTTCACATTAGATGTAAGTTCTACATCTTTTATTTGGGTTTTAAGTGTTGCTGCATTCTGTGGCATTTTAGTTCCTATATCTTCTACTTCTATTTATATATAACAAAGATACTAAAATAAAAAAATACTTGACTTTTTACGTGAAATAATATATAATAAAGGTTATATGAGAAAGGTACATTAATGAAAACACCTATAAGATATGCAGGTGGTAAGTCTAAGGCATATAAAATAATCACCGAAATATTACCAAAAAATATAGATACAATTGTATCACCATTTATAGGTGGTGGTTCTTTAGAATCCCGATGGTCTAGTGAGTTAGGAATAAAAGTTCATGGGTATGATATATTTCATGCCCTAGTAAATTTTTGGAATGTTTTATTAGATGATTCAGATGCTCTTGCAGATAAACTTTTGACGTTATCGCCAACAAAAGAAGTTTATAAAGAGATTAAAGAAATCCTAATACAATGGGACTATACACAAGATATGTTATCTGAATGGAAAACTGATTACTATAAAAGAAACTCTATAAAGTTAGATAGTTTAACTGCGGCATCATATTATTTTCATAATCATAATCTGTCTTATGGTCCAATGTATTTAGGTTGGATGAGTAAGATTTATGAAAATGAAACTAAATGGGAGAAGTCAATCCAAAGAATAAGAGACTACAAAAATCCAAATCTTCAAGTGAATGAAGGTAGTTTTGAAGACGTGATTGCAGATAATCCAAATACCTTTTTATATCTTGACCCACCTTATTATCTAGATAAGGATAGTGATAATAAGATGACTAAGGGAATGTATCCCAATAGTAATCTTGATGTTCATCACAGAGGTTTTGACCACGAAAAATTAAGAGACTTATTACATAATCATAAGGGTGGATTTATTCTTTCATACAATAATTGCGAAACCATTCGTGAGTATTATAATGACTTTGATTTATCTTATCCTAAGTGGCATTATTCGTATCAGATAGGTGAAACCAGAGTAGGCAAAAGTAAAATTGAGAGAGGTGTTATCCATAGTAAAAAAGACTCACACGAAATATTAGTGTGTAAGTTATGATAAACTTAGAATCAATATTGGCAGAATGGAAAGAGGATTCGATTATAAACCAACACCAACTTGATAAAACAAGTATGGACACTCCCAAGATGCATGCCAAGTATCTTGAATATTTATCCCTAACTAAACTACGATTAAAGAAAGCAGAGTTTTCTCAGAAGTCTCTGTTGAAAGATAAGTGGTTATGGTATAATGGCAAGATGGACGAAGAGACTATGAAGTCAAAGAACTGGTCACCTGACCCATTCAATGGACTCAAAGTATTAAAGGGTGACCTAGAGAAATACTACTATGATGCTGATACAGAAATACAAGAGAGCGAAATACGCATTCAGTATTTAAAAACGACTGTAGAAACCCTTGAGAGTATCATGAACAATCTTAACTGGAGACATACTACGATAGGTAATATTATTAGATGGAGACAACTTGAGGCAGGTGCGTAATGAGTGTAGAAGATAAAGCAAAGGTATTCGCAGAAGAACGAGTTAATTATCTTATAGATAATAACTACATAGATGAAAATCGAAAAGAAGAATTATTTGAAGTTTTAAGATATAAGTTTATAGAAGAAGATGCCAGAGACAGAGAATACATTACCGAATACAATAACCGTAGGACTCAAAAATCATAGTATGATGTTGGTTGATGCTGAGGCGCATCAGATACCAGAACTAAGAGAATACTTTTCTTTCTTTGTACCCAACTATAGATACGTCCCTGCCTACAAGAATAAAAAGTGGGATGGCAAAATCAAGTTGTTCAATCAGGTTACTCGCGAACTCAATGTGGGTTTGTATGAACACTTGCGTAAGTTTTGTAGTGACCGAATGTATCCCCTACGATTACAGGAGACCGACTATGGACATCCTGCTCAGAAAAATAAAGTAGACCACCAAACCCTTGTGAAGTTTCAAGAGAGTTTAGGTTTACCCTTTCCCCTACGTGATTATCAGTACGAAGCAGTCTCTCACGGCATCGAGAAAAAACGCGCGATTTTATTGTCCCCTACAGGTTCGGGTAAATCTTTTATCTGTTATAATCTGATACAATGGTATATGGATAACTATGGCGATAAACAGATACTTATCGTTGTTCCTACAACAAGTCTGGTCGAGCAACTCTATAAAGATTTTGAAGATTACGGGTTTGATGTTGAAGAGAATGTTCATCGTATCTATAGTGGTAAAGATAAGAGCACCGACAAACCTATTATCATATCAACTTGGCAATCTATCTACAAGTTTAGTCGAGAATGGTATGAGAACTTTGGATGTGTAGTGGGTGATGAGGTTCATCTCTTCAAGGCAAAATCTCTTTCTGGTATAATGAATAAGTGTGTGAATGCTGAATATAGATTTGGTATGACAGGTACACTCGATGGAACCGCAACAAACAAACTCGTACTTGAAGGATTATTTGGTCCAACTAAAAGAGTAACGATGACCAGAGACCTACAAGAAAAAGGTACACTCGCAAAGTTAGATATCTCTATTTTACTTCTGCGATATCATAATGACGTATGTCACTGGATGAAGGGTAAGACATATCAAGAGGAAATAGAATATATTGTTACCAACGAGAAACGCAATAGATTGATCACTAATTTAGCGGCAGACCAGAAAGGAAACTCACTGGTATTATTTCAGTTCGTAGAAAAGCATGGTAAACCATTATTCGATATGATACGCGATAAAGTGGGCAATAGACCTGTATATTACGTTTCTGGCGAGGTAGATGCGAAAGACAGAGAACAAATACGTGGTATTGTAGAGAAGCAAAAGAATGCTATTATTGTTGCGTCACTCGGTACATTTTCTACAGGTATCAACATAAGAAACCTACACAATATTATATTCGCATCTCCAAGTAAGTCTCAAGTAAAAGTATTACAATCTATTGGTAGGGCATTACGAATGAGTGATGATGGAAGTGTTGCGAAACTCTATGACATTGCAGATGACTTACATATAAAGTCTCATAAAAACTTTACACTGAAACATAGTGGCGAACGTATTAAGATATATAGTAAGGAACAGTTCCCATATAACATATTTAAAGTGGACTTAAAGTAGGACTAAATAGTAATATGAGTGAAGAGTTATACGAAACAAAACAGTTTAAACTAGCATCAGGCGACGAGATTATTTGTGAAGTTGTCCAATGGAATATGGATGAAGAGACAGAGATAGTTGTCCGTAAGGCAATGAAACTTGTCATGGGTGAAACTGAAGGTGGTAACTATAGATATTATTCCTTTCGACCTTGGATGGTATATCAAGAAAATCTACAGGACTTTATTATATTAAACGCGGCACACATAGTTGGTATTGCTCAACCTGTTGATTCTATATTGATACAGTATGAAGAAGCACTAATTAGTATGCAAGAGATGCATGATAATAGACACAATCAAGCAACCATAACAGGTAATGGTGATGTGAATGAACTGACCCAGAAGTTAAGAGACCATTTAAAAGAATTAGAAGAAAAGACTAAAGAGGATAATGTTGTCCCGTTTATAGACCCAAAGAAGTTACATTAATGTAGTATATACTACCTTCCCTAAAGAGTACTTTAAGTATACTATAAAACCACAGAAAAGTCAAGTAAAAAATAAATTAATTTTATTATTGACTTATGAATAAAAATAAAGTATAATAGAAATTAACCGAAACGAATTTATAGGAATTTATAATGGCAAAAGTGAAACCAAAGGATAGACCCCATTACGTGAACAACGCACAGTTCTCACAAGCAGTGGTTGACTATGTTACTATACTAAATGAGGCACGCGATAATAAGGCAAACCAACTTCCGAAGGTTCCTGACTATATCGCTTCGTGCTTTCTAAAAATATGTGAGGGTCTTTCTCATAAAGCAAACTTCGTAAGATATACCTATCGTGAAGAAATGGTAATGGACGCAGTAGAGAACTGCCTTAAAGCAATCGAGAACTATAACCTAGAAGCAGCGACTCGTACAGGCAGACCAAATGCGTTTGCTTACTTTACACAAATATCTTGGTATGCATTCCTACGCAGAATAGCAAAAGAAAAGAAGCAACAAGATATTAAGATGAAGTATATAAATCAATCTGGTATTGAGAACTTTCTTGATAATGAACTTGGTGATGCTCAGAGTGCTACAGTGGCACAGGCATTCGTAGACCAACTTCGTATTCGTATCGATGAGGTTAAACTAAAAGATAGTGAGTGGAAAGAGGTTGTAAAAAAACAACGAAAA